CTACCAAAACTTAACTAATGAAGGAGATGAAGACCATGAAGAATAAACTACAACCTGATATTAACTTAGGTAATGTAGAACACATTATTGAAAAACAAATTAAAAAGTATTGGCCAAAGAGATTAGCAGACTATCTTGAAGGTAGACTAGAAGTTAAGATAAATATTGTTGAAAATAGTTATGACGAACAATGGTTTAACGATGTTAAACAAAAAGCTAGTATAACCGATCCCGCGTGTGTGTTGATTGTAGGGTTCGATCAAGCGATATTATTCTTGCACGAACATATGGTGGACCCACTATGATTAAATTGACCTTATACAACGAAGTGCACGAATTTAAAACCAAAGCTGAAGCTAAGATATTCTTGTTAGAGTGTATGGCTATGAGTGAAGGTGCTGAGCAAGAGCGTTATAGAAACGCATATACTAAGATTGCTAATGGTGAGACGGAGGTAGATGACCAATGAAAAAGAAACGCTATAAGTATACTGGAACTCCAGAACAATTAGAAGAGTTTGGCTATGAAGTAACCAGTGATTGGGCCTCTAAAGAAGTAGCTGAAGATGAAGATGAGACTATCATTGAGTTATATATACCTTTTGAAACAATCAAAGATGTATGGTATTTCCAAGCAGGTATGATTTCATTTAATTGTGCTGGACATGATTTTAAGTTTGATGTTAAAGACTATATTCAAGACTTGATCGAGGCTGGTTTAGTAGAGGTGCTTGGATGACAGTATTTAAAAACACATTTCCAAACGTGGAAGTTAAAAAGGAGCAAGTTAATGACAACACTTAGTATAATTTTAATTATTTATATCATAATATCCCAATTATGGTTGGTAGTATTTGCGAACGCAAAAAGAAGTAGAACTAGAAAAACGTGGTTTATCATTAGTACATATTTACTTATACCAGTAGCATTTTCTATACTTGCAATTCAAGAATTATTGGATGATGCAAAAGATAGAAAGCCAATGAATGGAGAAAGTAATGCCGAAAAGTAAAGAAGACTTACTTAAAGAACTAGAGGCTATGGGTGTGCCTACAGATAAACCACCAAGAAAGCCACGCTCAGACCGTGGTGAGATTAGAGGTATTTATAAGCCTAGAAGTGATAAAGGTAAAGTACGTGGTTCATATATAAATACTGCAGCTAAGTATAGAGCTGTGTATGAAAAGATGTTAACCAGTCATCAAACTGAGCAAGATGGTTATGATACACTCAACAGAGATAAAAACATGATATTCCCACCTAATCAGAATAAGTTTAATAAACTGATCAAAGGTAAAGATCGCACTTACTATACTAAAGCAGTGAAACCAGCGCACTTAGAGCAAGCACGCTGGAGATGGTTCATGGCTGAGTATGAAGAGAACCCTGAAGAATGGGCTAAGAAGATAAGCGATTGGTACTTTATTCAAGAAGATGAGATTAGTATGTGGATGTATACTGAATGGGCATGGGCATATGTACATGTTATCGGTGGTGATGAGAATAGACTATGTGATAACCCTATCATCATGAAGTATGATGATTATGTAGCTGGGTTATATGGTGGCTATCCTAACTTTGATGCGAGAGGTGAAATAGTATGGAAGATCACATGACATTCGACTTTGAGCAAGCGTTGGTTGATAAGAAAGCTGCTGATAAAGCTAAGCTTGAGCAAAAGTATCAAGCCTTAGATGCAGCACTTAATTCATTAGTACCAGCTAAAGTAAAAGAAATTATGCATGAAAGATTACGTGATACTTATGATAGTCTAAATACAATGAATGACTATGTCATAGAAGATGCTATAAAAATGCAAACCTTACTTAAACTTGGTGATAAAATGACTATAGCCGATATGTTATTAGTATTACCATGGTCTAGACTACGTACTTATCATCGAGACGACTGGACTGACCTCAAGCTATATGATAAAAAGCATGTTCTTAATATAGCTCTTATATTTAAGTTTATAGTTGAGTATCATCATCCAGCAGATGAGATATTAGACAGTATTAAGAATAGAAACTTCTATTAGAAAGGAGAAATTAACATGGCAAAAGTAATAATGAAAGACTTTAAAGATTTAATCTTAGACTTAGTAGAAGCAAAGAAATGGCCTTCTTCTAATATGGTGATACATGATATTGATAAAATGTCTACTCAACATATTGTAAATTGTATTAAAAAGATCAAGCGTGAAAATTGGCGCAAAGTGTATCTACCATTGTTTGAGTTCGAGATAGCTCAACGATTAGAAAAAGCAAAGTTTGAACTTAGTATACTTGAGAGTTTAGAAAATGCCTAAAATGACCACACAGTCTTCACTAAAGAAGTATAGTAAGCTAGATGGTTATAGTGCGAATGCTTCATCAGTTGGTGGTTTTAAAAAGCATTTATCATTAAAGTTTAAGATTTCTGAGTTTGAGCTACATAAAGCTATAAACTCGAATAAGATACGTATCTACGTACAGTAGGGTTATTTATGTCAAATTAATAGTGAAAAAAAATCTACTATTAGGGATATAATATAATAGAGAAAGAATTATTTAAGTTTTGAAAAATTGATTAATAAAGTAAAGCTGTCCGCTCAGCTAATACTTATTAAAATAAAAAAGAAGAAACAGTACTAGGAGGTACTAAAAAAATGGCACAAGCAAAAATTATTAGAATTGACGGCGTATATTTCTTTGACGCTGGTGACGGGAACGATCCTGTTGAACTTAAGGTGTGGTTAGAAAAATCAAAAGCTAACGAGGCTCACCCAGATGGCAAACCTTGGATTTTACTTCCAAAAGACAATGTAACTAATAGACGTTACTTCTCGGAAGACTTATTCAATGGTACGCAAGTTAATGACGAAGTTGTAGTTGAAGTTAAAACTTCAGCACCTAGAGTATTAGGAGCAACTGGTGTTAAGAAAGATGTTCTTAAGTATTTATCTGACGATGAAGCTGCTGAGTATACTGAATTAGTAGAAGCTGCAGTTGAAGAGTACAAAGGTCTTAAAGGTCAATCTAAATTGAAACCTGAAGACATGGATGCTGATCAACTTGAAGAATACATTGAAGCATTACGTAAAGGTGAGTCTTACTCTCCAGCAAGTGGTGTTAAATCATTCATCGACGTATTCGACGAAGCACAATATGATCGCTACAATGAATTGTTAGCAATCTCGCAAGAAAACAAAGCTAATGCACCTAAGGCTGCAAGACGTACACTTACTCCAGAAGAAAAAGCTGCACGTGCTGCTAAGAGAACTGAAAAAGAAATCAGTAAAGCTGAAGAATTACTAGCTGCTCTTAAAGGCGAATAACCAATAAATAAAAAAGAAGGCTGGCTACTGTGTTAGCCTTCTCTTTTTGCTGAGTCTTTGAAGATATCCTCAAAGACCGAGTAGAAAGAAGGAGGAGAAGTAAATGCCAAAAATAGTTACACCGGAAAATGCTAAAGAGAAGTGGAATTTCTACATGCCTTTAGGACTTAAATTACAGATGCATCGTAAGTTGTTAGGACTTGGACAACAACGTAAGCAATCAGCTTTGATCAGAGCTTTAATTAGAATGTTTGTGGACGATGAGTTAGACACTGAGCAAACCCAACATCTATTAGAGCTTATTGAAGAAGAGACTTATATTAAGCCAAGTACAGGCGAAACATCAGTTCTGTAGGTATGAGTATGACGAAGATGTTTATAAAGACTGTACCACTAACAGTAGAAGACAACCCTATAAAGTGGGATGATGAGAAATACAATAGTATTATTGGTAATAATACATTAGTTGGCTATTTATTGTCGAGTAAGAATAACAACATGTCTATAAACTTATATTTGTTACCACCGAGTATTTTCTATGAAGGTAACTTAAATAGTATAGAACTTACTCATGATGAGTTAAAAAATGCTTTCTTACAATGGCTAGAATTAATAATAGTTGATGAACAAAGCTTTCAGTTTAGAAATCCACCACTTGATTTATGGTTAGAAACTAGATTGAACTGGATAAATGCTTTATGTCTTAGAATACATAATAAGTATGGCACAGACATCAGTGAAGCTACTAGTACCGCCTACATGACAATATTAAAATTGTATAGAAAAGGTAATGTGTATATTGGCAATCTACATTATTTAGAAATAGCTATACATACTAGCATTAAGAAAGAACACTACTACATGAAGAACAGATTAAGTGGTCAACACAAAGATGCTATTCATTTAGATGCTGGTCCAGGTGACTTCTCTCATTCTATTGTAGATGATGTTACCGACTTTCATGAAATATTAATGATGCCTACTTGGGTTACTGAAGAAGAAAAACGCTATGATGAAATCTGGGATAACATGAAGAAAGACTTAATGAAAGACTTTAGTGAACGTGAAATTGATCAAATATGTAAAGGTTCTGCTTATATGGTACCATCACTATACAGGCGATTATTAGCATGGAGAAAAGAACATGATATGGAGGATTACTTATAATGGACCTACCTATTAATTATACTTTAGCTACACCTACTGAAAGACGACAAGCTCGTGACACATACAAGTATAGACAAAAAGGGTTATGTGCACATTGCGGTGAACCTCTTAGTGGACCACCACCTAAAGTAATACTTAACAAAAAGATAAACTGGAAATACTTTCCTAAAAACTTTTTAAAGTATCCTGTGCATTTACATCATAGTCATGATACTGGTATGACTATTGGTGCGGTTCATGCTTATTGTAATGCAGTATTGTGGCAATATCATGGTGAATAATATGAGACGACGATACCGAGTAGAAAACTATTATGAGAGTGTTATAGCTTACTTCCGATGGAAGTGGCAAGCTAGAGTATATATTTTGTTTAAATGTAAATATATAATGCGTCCAACTATAAGGAGGATAAGAAAATGAAATATATTGGAACAACAAAACAACTATTAGAAAATGGGTTTGAATATGTAACAGAATTTGAAGCACATGTTAGACATTGCGAATATACTAGAGATAATCAATTATATAAAGATATATTATGTGTTCGTGATAACACTAATGAATTATACGTTGATATTCCTAGATATTGTAAGGATGATGTTTATATAGAAGTTGGAAAAGATTTGATAGAGCTAGGTCTGATAGAAGGAGAAAAGTAAATGAGTAATATAATAACACCAGATTTAAATAATGCATGTAGCGCTATTGAAAGCTTATTTGAAGCAATGCACGGTGAAAATGCTTCAAATTGGCAGATAGCTAAAGTTAGTAACTTTAGAAAAGCTTATCCAGAACTAAATGATGACTTAGACTTCTGCTTTGAAGTATTAGCTGGTCAACATAAACTAGGGTTTACTGTGAACTATACTACTGGTGGCTACAATGCAGTCTATCAAGACGCTAAAAGTATTAGAGATGTTTATAATATTATGTCTAAATTAACTGAGAATGATAAAACTGATTATACAATTCATATAGTTAGTAACGGTTTACCAGCATATGTAATATTCTTTATGAAGTTGTTTAACCGAGAATATAAACTCGGTTATTCTAATCGTAAAAACATGGTAACTAATCTACATTGTATGCTAGCCAAGAAGTATCCTGAAGGTGTTAAGACAACTAAAGACTATTACATACAAGAGAAACTAAACGGCAATAGATGTATCGCTTGGTATGATTTTAGCCAAGATAAATGGAGATATACTTCACGTAGTCAAAAAGAGAAGTTCTATCCTTTCGATATGAGCAAGCTTAGTAAAGATCATGTTTATGATGGTGAAGTAATGTCACGTAATGCTATGGGTAATAGAGATTTTGCTAAGACTTCTGGTTTAGCTAATTCTAAGTATGGTGATAAATCACAACTAGTTTATCTTATCTACGATATACTAGATGACTCACTTCCTTATAAAGAACGTTGGAAAATATTAAGTGAATATGTGTGGCTATATTATACTGAAAATAGAGTTATTTTTAAAGAGACTGCTGTTAGTGAGAATGTAGCTATATTACCTTTATTAGGCAAAGTGACTGTATATCCTAATGTAAGTTACAATCATGAGTTAGATAAGATACTGGATGAGATAGTTGAAGCTGGTGGTGAAGGTATTATGCTTAGAGACCCTGATGCACCTTATCATCATAGTGCTGGCTCTGGTAATAGAAAGAATTATTTGTTGAAATATAAAAAACTTCAGACCTGTGATTTACGTATCATTGGTTGGAATGAAGGTAAAGGCAAATATGAAGGCTATATTGGTTCATTTATTTGTGAGACTGATGACCATAAGATCTTAGTTAATGTAGCGGGTATAGATGATGATACTCGTATGTCTGACCCAAACTTATGGCTTGGTAAGATAATTGAAGTAGCCTACTTTGATGTTAGCAAGTCATCCTCGAAGAATACTAGCAGTCTACAGTTTCCTAGATATGTTAAAACTAGACCAGACAAAGATGAAACGAGTATGTTTTAACTATGATAATAATTAAACTAGATGATACTGTGTTGGTGTTTAACAAATATGAAGGTACTGTAATGGACATATATGATGGTCAATTAGTTATTTATTGTCCAGACTTTGATGCTGAGTATCCATTTATAGTTACAGACTCTGCGAATGTTATAGTATTAAAACCTGCAATAATAAATTAGTATATGTAAGGCTATATAATTAGAAAAATGTGATTGGAGAGTGAAAGTAATGGCTAAAATAACAAGAACTAAATTAAGAGGTAAACCATTAGAATGGTTTTGTAGTACAGCGAAGAT